CTTTCAATCAAGACCAAGGATTTATCATAACAGATGAGGAGATTCAATCTTATAGTGATTCTATCTATAAACTTATAGCACTTAGACAACTTCAAAGTGATGAAGCGATTGTTTCTATAAATAGAGAATATGACGCACAGATTAAAGCAGCAAATGATGCTCTTAATGAGGATAAAAAATCAGGTCTTAAAAAAGTAGAATATACTAAAAGATTTAATGATGCCATACAAACTGCTGAAGAAAATAGACAATCAAGATTAAAGAATAATACAGATAGGACTGAAAAAGAGATAACTTCTATCGTAGAGGTCGAGACTGAAAAAAGAAGAAAACTTCTTGAAAGTTATACTAAAGATGTATTATCACCTGATGAGTATGAAAGATTTACTAAGTTCAATGAAAGGGCTTTTTCTGAGTTAGAAAAAAATATAACAAGAGTTGGTACCTCATTAAGAAATATTAAAAAGCCGATAAAAGTTGGTGATGGTAAAATAGAAACTGGGATAGATTTTGATATTAAAAAAACAACTGATATTGTTGAAAAGAATGGAGAAGAAGTTATCAAAAAGATTTTAGAATCAAGTGATAAAATAATAAAAACTTCTATCGGAGAAAGTATCACAGCTATTGATTTATTAAATGGTTTATATTCTGAAAAATCTAATGTCATTTTAGAAGAGACTGATAATATAAATAAAAAGCTATTAGAGTTAAGTCAAGAAGAGGTTGAAAACTTTAAGAAGATGTTTAATCTACCTGATGATGTTACTAAAATAGAGTTCTCTGTTGAACCGAAAGAAGGTCAAATAGGTTTAGAAGAACTTGTTAAAGTAAGTGAAGATTTATTAAAGGGATTAGGAGATAGTCTAAATAAAGAGTATGATAGTTTATCAAAGGAGCAAAATAAAATATGTGAAGATTCTTTATATAAGAGATATACACAATATAAACAAGATATAGAACAATCTGATTTAACAGAAAAAGAAAAGGCAACCATAAGAGAAGAGTATATTAAAGATACTGAGGACCTACAAGAAAGTCATAATGATAAAATGATTATTATAGACTTGGCATATGGTAAAGCCAGTCAAGAACAACTTGTTGATTACTTTAAGAAAAAGAATGCTAAGATTGAAGAAGAAGCTCAAAAAGAAGCGGATATTAAACAGAAACTTAACGAACAACTTTTAACATTAGAACGTGAACTTCAAGACGCAACACTTGCAGTATATAATAATATGATAGATCAAAAGTTAAAGGCAAATGATAGACTTTACCAAGATACTATTGATAAGATTGACGCAGAAGAAGCTGCTTATAACGAACAGTTTGTAAATAGAACTGCTTTAGAACAAGCAAAGTATGATGCTCAACTTGCCTTTGATAACAAGAGAGCAAATGCTGAGAGAAAAAGACAACTTGAAGAAGATAAGTTAAATAAGAAAAGGTTTAATGCTCAAAAGGCAAATGACTTAGCAACCGTTACTATAAATACTGCTATTGGTGTTAGTAAGACTATCGCAGAACTTGGTGGTGTTGGTGCTATAACACCTCCAGGTGCGGCTTTAATCGCAGCAGTTATTGCAAGTGGTGCAGTTCAAGCAGGGTCTATTGCGGCACAAAAATATATACCAGCATATGCTAAGGGTGGTTTAGTACAAGGACCTGGGACTGGTACAAGTGATAGTATAGATGCTAAGTTATCAAATGGTGAAGTTGTAATCAATGCTAAATCTGCCAAGGCTTTCGCACCTATATTAGACGCAATCAATCAAGCAGGTGGTGGTGTTGCTATACCCTATTCTAATAAACCAAAGATTCAGTCTGTTGAGAAAATGGATACTTATGACTTTACAAGATTAGAAGAAGCTATATTAAGTGCGAATGATAGACCAGTTGAAACTTTCATAACTGAAAAGGCAGTATCAACTGCACAACTAAGAGCAAAAAAGTTAAAAAATAGAACAAGTTTCTAAAAATGAACGATGTTCATATAAAATATAATCTAAATATATATGGAAAATAAACTACCACTTTATAGAGTAAAGATAAACCCAGAAGATGAGACTGGTGTTTATGCAGTTAGTCTTGTTGACGAACCTGCCATTGAAGTTGATTGGATAAAGTTATCTAAAATAGTTGAGATTGAGTTCTCTGCCAATAAAGATAAACAACTTCTTTATGGACCACTTTTAATCCCAGATAAACTTATTTATAGAAGAGATGAGACTGGATATGAATATAATATTATGTTCGATAAAGATACTATTGATATGATTGCTGATAAGTTTAACAAGAATAAACTTGGTGATATATTTAACTTTCAACACTCTGATAAACAAGTAAGTGCTTATTTAAAAGAAAACTGGTTGATTGAAAATCCAGACAAGTCTACTAAGTATGGATTTGATTTACCAGATGGGACTTGGTTCGGTGCGGTTAAAGTTGCTGATGAAGACTTCTGGATGAGTGAAGTAAAGACTGAAAAAGTTAAGGGATTCTCTGTTGAGATTAAAGCAGGAGTTGAACTTATTGAAATGAGTAAACCTACCTCGGATGAGGACAAAAATAAAATAAACTTTATGGAAATAAAAACAAACGAAGGAGTTTCGTTATTCTATGATGGTGAGATTGGTGAAGGTACTATTCTTTATATCAATGAAGAAAAGACTGAGTTAGCACCTGCAGGAGCACACATGCTTGAAGATGGTAAAGTAGTAACACTTGATGAAAATGGTGCTATATTATCTATCGCAACAGAAACACCTGAAATCGAAGAAGAAGGTGAAGATATGGCAGAAGAGCCTATCACTGAACCAACACAAGACAACACTGCTATTATTGAGGCAATCAAACCTTTATTTGAGGAGTTTAGAACAATCATTGCTGATTTATCTTCAAGAATAGACGCATTAGAAAATGTTGAAACTACAAAAGAAGAATCAACTTCAACAGAAGAGTTCTCAAAAGTTATCGCTGATCTTAATGAAAAAGTAGAGACTTTATCTAAAATGGCTGGTGGTGAATCTATCACTAAAAAAGATGATTCAATCAAAGTTAAAAGAGAAGATTTAATCTTATCTAAAATCAACGATTTAAGAAATCGTAAATAACGAAAGGTCGTAAATAACGACTTGTCGTATAAAAATGAACGAATAAATATAGTAATATATTTATATAAAAACAAAGTAAAAATAAATATGGAAAACTTTTCAAACTTTAAGTTATCTTTCACTGACAATACTACATATGCTGGTAAAGATTTAACAGGTTTCTACGCAGAAGCCCTTTTAAAAGGTGTGTCTAAAGAATCATTCAGATTGATTCCAGATATCAAATCAAAAGCGAAAATCGCTAAACTTAACTTAGGATCTATCCTACAAGACGCTGATTGTTCTTTCTCTGGATCAGGTGAAGGTACATTATCACAAAAATCTGTTGAAGCATTCGATGCTAAAATCAACTTAGAATACTGTTTAAGAACATGGGAAAGAAACTATCTTTCTGAGTTATTAAGACCAGGATCTAACACAAATGAACTTATGCCTGCTACTGTTGAGGAGTTCTTAATGAACCAAATCTCTTTACAAGTTGCTGCTGAGTTAGAAAAAGTTGTATGGACTGGTACTGCTTCTTCTCCATTATTCACACAAGAGGCTGGTTTAATCTCTAAACTTTCTGCTGATAGTGATGTTATTGATGTAACTGGAACAACTTTATCTGCTTCAAACATTGTTGCTGAGTTAGGAAAAGTATATAATGCTATCCCAGCTGAAATCAGAGGAACAGAAGATTTAGTTATCTATATCGGAACAGCTGCTGCTTCTTTCTACAGACAAGCATTAGCTTCTGCATCTGCTGAGACTTACTACATGCAAAATCATACTGAGTTATCTTACTTAGATGTTAAAATCATTGTAGCACCAGGTTTATCTGCGAATACTGCAGTTGCTGGTCAAAGAAACAACTTCTTATTATTGACTGACTTAATGTCTGACTTCAATGAAGCTTTAATCTTACCACAAAGAAACGTAACTGGATCTCCAGTAGTAAGATTTGTTGCTGACTTCAAGTTCGGTGTTGATTATGTATATGGAAAAGAAATCGTTCTTTACGCATAAGAATAAAAAAATAATAATGGGTGGTTGAGGCCACCCTTTATATAAAATAAAAAACTAAATAACTATGGCAATATGTAACGCTTTAATAAATGGATTGGATAAGTCTTGTTCTAATAATGCTGGTGGTGTAAACAAAATCTATATTACTGATTTTGAGAACGTTGCTTCATTCACAACAGGTGCTGCTACATCTCCTTTAATCGGAGATTGGATTGACGCAATCACTATGGCTGCTTCTGCAGTATTCTATGAAATCAAGACAAATAAAAATGTTTGTAACTTCACAGAAGACGCAGCAATCGATATGACAAATGGTACAACTTTCTTCAATCAAGTTGTAAATATCATTTTATCAAGAAGAGAAACTACTAAAAGAGACTTCATCGAGAAGTTGACTGCTGGACAAAAACAACTATGTTTAATCGTTCTTGATTCAAACGGAAACTACTGGTACTTCGGTCAAGTAGAGGGTGCTTATGTGACAGCAATAAGTGGCGGTTCTGGGACAGGGAAATCAGATGCAAATGGATATACGATAACTCTAACTGCAATGGAAGCTGAC